TCCTGCCGGTTTTGATAATCTGTATGCAAACTTAAAATTTTATTATGGGTATTTTCCTAGGCTTTTATATTCTTAGAGATTAAATTTTGCTTTTTAATCGTCTTTCACATATACGCATACCTCTAGCCTAGGTCTCTTCCTATCAACGGAAAAATCCATATCACGCACGAGCACCATCTTGTCATCAAGATACACTGCACCCTCTAAAGCATCGCAAAGCAGCTTATGCGTATTGTTCATATCGCGCCGCCTGCCGTCTGGCCAGAAGGCAACTACTTCCAGCACAATCTTTTCTTCCGGTTTAGGCACGCGCCAGCCTTCCCGATGTGCCAAAGCATTAGCAATATAATACGCCTCTTCCTTCCAGGCTCTTGCCAATGGCGTAAGCACACGGTTCCTGCGTCCCATCACGTTAAAGTTTTTATAGCAATGATTGACGCTAGGCGGTATGGTCAATATTAAATTCAATTTATTCATTCCGTCGCTTTGCTCCCTTCTTGCGCTTATAATCATCCCTAAGCTCCATCTTCGCTCTGATATACCATTCGCAGGTTACAGCATTATAATATTTCTCCACGCTGATGATGCGATAGTCAGGATGCTTTTGTTCAAAATGTTTTTGCATGTCTTCGCAGTCTTCCGGCCAAAGAGTCAGCTGCCGGAATTGCTTACGACTTGTCTTGGTATCGCTTACAGATTCCAGCGGTTTAACAAGGTTACGGGACGAAGTGTATCTCTTGCGTCCTTTAGGATCTTTGCTCAGATAGCATACCAGAGCTTCGATACCTCCATGCTCTGCCTGAATGCGCTTGCTGTTTGCCCAGCCGTGTCCCCATGCCTTTTCAATAGCATCACGGTCTACGCCACGATTAATCAGCAGATGATGATGCACTCTGCCCTTGCTGCTAACCTCGGTAACGTAGATGTATTTTAATTCTTTGCCATTAGCTTTATATAATCTTTTCAATCTGCGCATATAATTACGCAGTCTCTTCTCTCCCTGTTCTGGTGTATCAGGCAGGTTGTCATTATCATAGCTTAAAGTCAGGTGTATGTCTTTGCTGCCAAAATTGCTTTTGGCCAGCAGTCTAAAATATCTGCGTGCCTTTTTATCGTTAAGGTTTTTCTGCTTCGGAGTTGTTGCCTTCTGTCTGCCACTTCTGCAAGGTTTGTATTTGACATCCACGAAAGGAAATAAATCAATTTCAATGTAATCAGGCTTTTTGCTTTCACTGGTTCCCTGGCAGTAATATGTTTTTTCTCTTATGCCCATTCTCATTGCCATTGATTTATCCCCCTGATATTCTTTGTGGTCGCTTTGTTATTACTTACATACAAGCCTCAAAGGCCTCTGCGGACCTTCAAAAAACTTCCATTATATAATGAAGAAACCTGCGAGGCAGAAACGCCCCGCAGTATTCCCTTCATATATTCTTTATCATCTATTATTTACGCTAGCCTTTTGGCCAACATTTATTATGCTTCCATTCTCTGATGCGCTCATTGCGCATCGCGCGACATTCAGCCGCTGCTTTTGCCTTCGCCTGACGCTTCCCGTTCAGTATGGCCAGGACAAATTTATACTTTTTGTAATCGCTGCATATTCTGCCACAACCCGGGGAACGCACGTCACATTCTCTGCATGGGCATGTTATTGATATGTCATATGCTTTCGCCCCACCAAAAGCCTTAGCTGCTTTAATCATTTTCGCCGCCCACCAGCGCCAAGCCAATAAACAGAACTATGACAGTTATAACAAGATTAATGGTAAAGTCATCTACGTTATCCACTTGCTTATACGTCCTTCCTTTTTTCCGCCGCAGAGCGCAGGCCGCACCATTGCGAAATACTTCTCCTTTGTTCTGCGCCATTTGCATTGCTTGTATATAATCGCTAGTTAAATATGAGCGAGGCAGCAGCTCTACGGCCTGCGCTCTGCGGCAGAGATATTTGCTTTATTGTCTGTTAACGTTCTGTTGAACCATAGCCGCCCACACGTTCGCCGCTCGCATGATCATCTTCAGTTACAAAGTAACGTACAAAAATTCCCTGCATGCAGCGTTCGCCTTCTCTAATGATGATGTTTTCGCAACCGCTGTTTCTGAATTTGACGCCTATGTTACCATCATTATTTGGATTGTTTGCATAATCACTATCGATAATACCTACGCTGTTAACCAGCGACAAATTGAATTTAACGGCAAGACTGCTGCGGATGAACAACATCAGCACCATATCACCGGGCATAATAGCTTTGACTTTCAACGGAACCAGCACGCTTTCGCCGCCGGCCGGAATAAAAATATCGGTCGGAGCGTAAAAATCATAACCTGCGGAAAACTTAGTGCTGCGCTGCGGCAGTCTGGTGCTTTCCGGTGCGTCAACAGTAGGTAAAAATTTAATAATGCTATTCATTCTTTCCCTCCGCTTCCATCATCGCCGCACGCAAATATGCTGCTGCTTTTTCCAGGCAATCCACATCACCGCTGCACTGCCAGTCATTGATGGCAAGCTGCGCACGATTGACTAATTCGTCAACCTTATTGATTGATGCTTCCTTATTATTCATGGTCATACTCCTTTGTTTTTTCTGCAGCCCGCTTATTGCTTTCCACCATGTGCTGCATGATGATGCAATATACGGCAATATCGCCAAGGCTTTCAGTAATTTTTTCATCATTAATTGTTTGTCCGGCACCGAAAACATGGGCAACATGCTTTAAGCAATAGCTTTTAGCTATCTCATACATATGTTCCCAGCTATCATCGCCGTATTGCAGCATAGCTCCATTGCGAAAATTCGCCAGCTGGTCTTTGTCTCCATATTGCTTGTTCTTTTCTTTGAAAAGGTTAGCCAGCTCATGGAATTTACTGATGCAGCCTTCAGTTAAATCATTCGTCTTCTCGTTCATTTTTATCTCTTGCCTGCTCCTTTCACCAATAAGCCTTCTTTATGTGCCTGACGCGCTATCTTGGCAGTTTCATCATTGCTAAACGCGAGGCAGCTCGGGCAAATCGTTACTTCTTGGCCATTCTTCAATATATATTTATTGCAGCTGCCATTCTTCTGCCCACATACGTGACATTGACGCCTCATTCTTTATCCCTCCCGAGCTTAATATGAACATAGCACATCGCAATGCACATTACGGCGATTGTAATGATTAAGCAGATTGCAAAATCAATAAGCATAATCTCCATAACTACGCCTCCTGCTCAAATTTTGCCAAGCGCTTGGTAATCTGGTTTTGGCTCTGTGCCAACGCACTGGCCAGCGCTTTGCATACACCGGCGCCACGCTTGCCATCCTGCACCTTGTCCAGATGCTCCAGCAGTTTATTGATGCCGTTGAGCACCGCCCAGATTTCCACCTTAAGCTCCAGCGCCTGCATCACTTTGAACTTCCGCCAGCTTACTGCGAAGCTCTTCCAGCTCCTGCGTCACAGCCTCTGGGACCTTTTCTACAATCTCTGTCTTTGTGGCAACTGTCACCGGCTGCTTAAGCTGTTCTTCCAGCTCCTTGATGCGCTCTTCTAAAACGGAGGTTTCCTGCTCTTTATCATAGAGGTTTTTGCGAAGCTCCTTGGCTTCCGCCTCCAGAACATCACGCTGAGTACTCATGGCTTCGACAATCTTCTTGCTTTCGGCGGCACCAGCCAGCTGCATGCTGAGCTCTTCGGCCTGCCTGCTGACCTTGGCCAGCTTCTCTTCGGTCTTTCTGGTCAGCTTATGGTTAGCTTCCGCTTTGGCTTCGGCAGCTTCTTTGGCCATCTTCAGCTTTTTGATTTCCGCCTGCAGCTCACGCGTGCTGATATCCTCAACATGCGCTTCCTTAATAAAATCCTCACGCTGTTCTGCCGGCACGCCTAAGAGTAAAACAGCCTGCGTGTAGGTCAGCTTTTCTACCACGTCGCTTTTCGCCGCGCTGCCAAACAATACACCCTGATCAGCGCCGTATTCATCATATACACGCATAAGGTTATTAGCTGTACTTTGGCTAAAATCTACAGCTTCAGTAAGCCACTTGCCAAATTGTCCCGGCTCCAGCATCTCTTTAACTTCTTTCAGCTTCTTGCCGATAAGGATGCTGTTGCTCAGGACCAGCTTGCGTGTCTGCTCCTTGATTAAATTGATTTCCGCAGCCACCATCTCCGGTGTACGCGTTACCTGCAGGTCATTCATGCTGCTTTCGCTCCCTTCTTCTTCCCTAGTTCCGCTAAATATTTTTTATAGCTCTCAACAAAGGCTTCCACCTCCTGCGTCATGCCACAGTTATGGTTACCGCGCACCTGAATGATTCGCTTTTCAAGCTCCATCGTATAAAATGGCACTTCCGGTTCTTCAAGTCTGCGTATCAGGATAATGGTGCACTTCCCTTTAGCATGCCTATCTGCATATGTTCCTACGCAATGATGCAGGACTTTGCCTTCAGCAATAAGCTCCGATGAGCTTTCAGCAACCTTTGCTAAAAAACCACCGGCGGTAAAGTTATACTGCTTGCGTTCCTCTTTAAGTTGGGCCATCTGCTTATCAAGCTCTTCATCTGCTTTAATCTTAAGCTGTGTAATAATGTTCTGGTGTG